GCTTGATAAGTGATTGACCCACTCAGAGTCTGGTTTGTGAGTTTTGTGTAACCAGCACCGCCACCGCCACCACCACCAGCTCGATTGGCTCCAGAAACGCGGCCACCAGCGCCACCACCACCGCCACCAATTATGTGAATAGTATTAGAAGAATTGTTCCAATCAGCGGGAACAGTCCACGAAGTAGACGAAGTTGAAGTAAGCACCACAACGGCATTGGTTGCACGTTGCGTGGTAAACATTGCATAACCACTATTTGGCGCTGTTGTGTTGATTGTTGAATTTGCGCCAATATACCAAGTGTCAGAGATTGGACTGCCAATAGCATCGCGGACGTTTAGGTAATCTACGCCAGTAAGGTATCCACCACCAGTAAGTGCGAGCGTGTAAGAAGAACCGGCGGTAGAACTATTAAGTGTAAGAACAGCACCAGATGCGCCTGTAGCAGTAAATGAAGAAACGGTGGTTGTAGTGCCAGCCGTGAATGTTATTGTGGTTGCACCGGTTGCGCTGTAGGTGTTGGTGATGTTGTTAAAAGTGTTAGAACCACTAATGGTTAACGCACCGGCACCGCCTTGATTTAAGGTTATGCCTGAATAAGATGCACCACCTCCGGCAAACGCTTTTCCCGATGCCGAAGTCATTGATATAGTGGTTGTCCCAGTAATTGTCGGCACAGCACCACTGACGTTCCACCCGCCTTGTGCGCCAGAGCCGCCCAAAGTCCAAATGCCAGAACCAAATGCTATTGTTTTTGCGGCTGCACCACTAATTACTACTCCGCCATTAGTAATATCTACATTGTAAGTATTTGCATTAAATGTACCGTTGGTAACTGTTAGTGCGCCGTTACCAGTTCTTGTACAAACCCAAGAATTTTGTAAAACAACGGTGCTATTGGTTACTGTTATGCCACCAAGCCATGAACGAGTATTGGGGGTTATGTTTTGTGTGGTTCTTCCAGAAAATACTGCATTGGCTGAACCAAATGTAAATGCCCCCTGAGAACCTAAATTAACATCCCCATAAAATGTTCGGTCTGTATTACCGCTGTTTGTAAAATTTAATGTATTTACAGTTCTTGCAGAAGCGTTAATGGCCCCAAAGTTATAAGTTGTATTCAGTGTTATTGTTGAACCTGTAACTGGCACATTGGCATCAAACACAGCTGTATCTTGGGCAAGCGGGAAATTGTTTACTGATGGCGAACCACCGCTAGATGTAGCCCATCCAGTCGCATTCCAGTTTTGATTGCCAGCAAGATTCCAGTAAACCGTTTTTGCTGCGTCAAATGTGATTCCGCTATTGCCCTTGCAATCACCCAAACGTGTTCCAGAAGCAGGCGCAGCAGCACCAGCAATGGTTATATCTTGGAAGTCAACATCAGTTAACGATACTGCGGCACAAGTTAGTGTGCGGGTTGTTCCAAATGTGTTGGATTGAATAAAGTTACGATAGGTTGCGTTTGTTCCGGCAGAAACAGTGAATGTACCATTAACTGTCTGGTTTGCAGAAAAAGTTGTGTTTCTAATACCTGACGCAGCAAGCGCAGCAATAGTCAAATTATTAAATGTATTTGCGCCAGTAATTGAATTATTACCAGAAGTATTAGTAAAAGATACATTATTCCAAGTTCGTGAAGTTGCAAACGTACTGTTGTATGGAATATTTAATGTAGAACCAGTAGCAGTTAGTATTGGATAAGTTGCGTTAGTAAAATTTACTGAAAATCCACCAACAAATGCTGAACCAGTCAAATTAATAGTTGAATTAGTTATATTAAATGTACTAACACCACCATCATCAGCAATAATTGCTTGGCAAGTTACGTTGTATCCATTAGTTATTATTGTGCCATTACGAATTTGAATGTCATTGAATGAACCTCCACCGGCTACTGTTAATGCCGATAAAAGCGTCCACTCGCCACCAACACCATCAAAAAATACACGACCTCTTGTATTTAAACCATTAAAGTTTATGGTTTTTCCAGTAGTGGTTGCTTTGAAATCCCAACCATTAGGTTCTGAAGCACCACCCTGCCAAGTTATGGTAAGTCCTGTGGCTGGAAATGCCAAACTGCCATAAACATCAAATTGATTCCCGCCAGCCAAAGTCATCGCTTGGTCAAGGCCGGAGACTGTAAAGTCCCTGCATACACCTGTTACTGTTGCTTGCGTTACCGTAAATGGCGCGCCTGAATCTGAATTTGCATCAAAGAAAACATCGTCTATTGAAGTTGGTACAGACGCACCACTAGAACCACCAGACGTAGCTGACCAATTGGTTGTGTTAGTACCATTCCATGTACCAGTACCACCAACCCAATAGCGGTTAGCCATTAGACTTCCTCAACAGGATTAACAAGAGCAAGCCAGTTGTTAAGACGATTTTGTTTCATGGCTTCAATCTCTTGATCCGAAGGCAGAACGCCGTCAGGAAACCATAGCGCATCCGCGAACTTTCCAAATGAAGTCTCAAACTCAAAGTCAATCTTCATATTAGGCAAGCGTCACAGAAAGGTTGCCAGAAGAGATCTTGAAAATATCGCCGCTACCAACAGTCTTGGAAACCGTCAGAGCCGCGTGGTAGAGCAGATTGCCACTGGTTAGTGCATCGCGCACACCAACGTGCGTAACGGTTCCCCAGGCGCTTGTGCAGGTCGGGAAGGTTACGTCTGCGCTGTTTGTGGCTACACCATTACTGGGCGCACCAAACGTCACTGAGGTGCGTGCATAGGAACCACCCGAGACTTCGGTTCCACTGTCAGCATCAGTAGGATCAGTCGTATACAGAGCCACATAGCAAGTAGTAGGACTTGTATATGACGTATTGCGTAGACTAGCGTTAATCAACGCATTCTCAAGATAGTTCGAAAAATTAGCCATGATTACCTCGTAGCAAGAGTTATTGCGATAGGCGAGGCAGAGTATTCTCCCGCATCATCGCTAGTTGAAATTGCGCTAATTGCGCGGTCATACAGAGATGCCCAAGTTTGCAATCGAGCATCATTCATTAAATACGGTTCTGCCTCTGCTAGAGACGCATACAACAGCGCATCTACACAGTATGCAAGAAACGTATTGCTTGAATTGCTATCACTCAAATACGTCGGTGCAGCGTAATACAACATCCTGGCCGTATAAGCAGTGTCTGGAATAGGAGCAAACTGAAACTCACTTGCAAGAATCGTGTAAAACACCGGAATGCCAGATTCTGATGTGCGTGCGTTCCTAAAGAAAGCAGATGGGCTTTGATAGTTAATCGTCGAAGTAGGACTACCATCAAAGTGAATATCCCTGAGTTGCAGGAAGTCAGATGGCAGAGCAATCGTTGAGTCACCCGCAGTAGTGGTAGTAGTAACCACCTTCAACATCTGACGGATACGCAGTTCTCGACGAAGACGATCCTCAGCAAGACGAATGAAGTCTGGAATGGCAGAAGTGAGATCAGACCGTGCCAGATAGTTGGCAACGGTTGTTTTCAAGTCACTGTAGTTAGTTAGGGCCATTGTTAAATTCCTTCAGCGTTTCGTCTTCTACGTTTTCCCAACGATGTTCCCGCGCTCCAACGTGACCAATGTGCATCGACAATTCGTGGTCAACATAAGTGTCGTGTCCAGCATCAAAAGCCTTAATGCAGAAGTGAACATCCTCGCCAATGATTCCGTTTGCTCCCCACGGAGCATCAAACCAGGGCTTAGGAATTGACTCAAACACTTCCTTGCGAATCAACACAGCACCAAATCCAATCGCAGTAACTTTCTCAATTCCTTCTTTACCGCGACTATCAATCTTTTCCCACCAGTGGGATTTATTTCCGTCCTTATCTTCGATATGCAGGTTCAGTGCAGTAGGAAGAATCGGCGGGCGACGAGTAGTGGCATTAACTCCAACAATTCCTACTTCTCGGCTAAGAAGGATGTTAACCATATCCTTCGGGAATCTCATGTCGCTATCAATGAACAGAACTGCATCGCAGCCCTCGCTCAGGGCAACATCTACAAGCTTTTCACGCTGATCGAAAATCAATGTTCCAGCCATCGTATACATCATCAAACCATGCCCTTCTTGTGAGCATCGAGTCTTTACGTCGTAGGCAACCATCTTTGCAAAATCAAACGCAAAACTGGTCATGACTTCATCGCGGCAGGGTACGCAAACTCCGACTTTCATAGGTTTCCTTTGTAGGTTTTACAAGCAATGCCAATTTCAGTAGTGTTCAGCCACTTTGCAAATGCAGTGTCATCCATAATCGCAAATCCACGCATCACTCCCATTTTATTCAGTTCGTCAATGACAGTGTGCGGAATGCGAGCTACATGGTGCATATCCCTTACAAATCCAGTTCGTTGTTTGTCTGCATCTAAGTCAATCTTGTTTTGTTCAAGAATGTTTGAAATATCCTGAGAAGTCTCAATCACTACCTTGTCATCTAAGGCGTGAAACTTCTGGATTCTTGTCCCATCGTTAAAGATGATCTTTGACATTTAATCCTCACAAAAATGGGGAGAAGTTTCCTCCTCCCCACCTCTACATCATCATAGAGCCATATTCAAGTCAGCGATAAGTGCGTGAGCAGCTTCATTCTTGACTTCAAGCGTAGCTTCAACCAACAACTGGGTCTTGTCGCTATCGCCAGCCTTAGCCAGTTCGTTAGTCTGGAACGGACGCAGATACGCCAGAGCAGCGTATTCCGGATCAAGCACCAGAGCATCACGAGCGCGCATAAAGCGATTCGGAACAACAGACATCGAACCGAAGTCGCTCATATACACATCAGCAGCGCCAATAATGGTAGTCGGCGTATCCGACGGAGCCATATAGCGTTGTGCTGCGATACCAGCGAACGACGAGACCTTTTGCTTACCCGACGGGCCAACCATCAGCACCTTCGGATTGCCACCAGAAGTGAACACGCTAGCAACAGCATCCTTCAGCAACTGCTCGGTGAAAGTGCGCTGAGTACCATCGGTACGAGTTGAGACGCCGATAGTGGTCGGGTTGTTGGAAGAAGTAACAACACTGGTGTTGGTAGTGAGCCACGACAGCAAACCTGCCATCTTACGAGCCGTTGAGTTCGACGTACCAGCCGAACGACCTTGGTTAGCCAGCAGGATGGTTTCCAGATCGCGCTTGATTTCAGCCGAAGCCTTGGCGAGTTGGTAAGCCTTTTCCGACTTGCGGCCAGCCTTGTTAACCGTATCCAGAGTGCCAGAGACCTTGATGGTCTTTTGCAGGATCTGGGTATAGTTGCCAAGACGAACGGTGGGCGACAGGGTAGCGTCCGAAGCGTCAGCACCTTCAACAGCAGCGTTGTTGGTGGTAGCAGCGGCCAGGCTATCGGTCTGCCATTCGTGATAAACAGCAGTAGCCTTGGTCTTGCCAATAGACGATTGGAACGGGGTTTCCGTCGGGGAGATGTTAGCGATAACGTCGGTCAGGTCTTCACGCTGACCAATAGCGTCGTGAGCATTATAAATAGCCATGATTTTATCCTTTACAAAAATCGTTCAAAAATAGCGGCAGCGTCAGAAACCTTTCCAGATTGACGTAGACGAGCCTTATCTCTTTTAAGTCCATCTGCTTCGGAAGATTTGGCTTTAGTAACGCCAGGCTTCAGAATCTTTGGAGCCTCGGAAACCTTTTTAGTTACCTGTGGCTTAGATTCCATGAGCTTGTCGTACTGCATCGCCTTATAAAGCACTTGTACGTGTCGCGAGTCATACACTTGTGAGAGTTCTTCATCGGAATATCCAAGCCCATTCGCAAACTTACGCAAATCGGTTCGGATAGCTTGGCCGCGCTCTTGATCAGCGAACTCCGGTAAAGCTTGTGACAGCTTTGCCATCTCATTCTGGACAAACTGGCTTAGGTTTTGCTGATACTCCGCTTGTTGCTGTTGAGCAATGCGTTGTTGTTCAGCACGAACCGCATACAGTTGCTTTTCCTTCTGAGAGAGTTCTGCGACCTTTACGGCATAGCCAATAGGGTCAATGTCTTTAAGACTTTCCAAGTCATCCTCGGGCTGCTGTTGTGCCAGGAATTGTTCAATGGCTTGCAACCTTTGGGCGTACGCATCTCGCAGTTGTCGCGACTCCTCAATCGCACCACGTTCAGCCTCAATAGCCTTACGTTGTTCAGCGATTTCTTGAGTCTTCTTGGTGTAATCAGCACCTAGTTGATAAGACTTCACCAGATCATCAAGGGTCACATCCTTTTCTTCGCCTGCCGCTTTGATACGGTAGACAGGTTGTTCCTCTGCCTCATCGGAGTCTTCAACGTAGTCAGATTCATCATCAGAATCTTCTTGGGCTTCAATTTCCTCGGATTCATCCGGTTCGTTAACTTGCTCTTGCGAGGGTTCGCCACCGTCCATCAACGAGAGAAATCGGCTTGCAGCGTCATTTACCGTCAGTTCGCCACTTCCCGATTCGGGAGTCATGGAGTTTTCCATTTATCTTCCTTTTTCCAGATTCGTCTGGAGACGTTTACTAGCAATATGCTAGAAAATCTTTAATCTCTTGCGCTCAATTTCTTGTTGGTGTGCAAGTGATTCAATTTGTGCTTTGAATTCACGGATTGAACATAGTTTCGTGTATGCAGAATTGCGAGTATCGAAGTCGAATTCATTTGAATTTGCCCATCTATTCATTTCACGAGACTCCATATCATTAAAAATCTCTTGAAACATTGGGTCAAGCAACAGATTCTTAGCCCAATCGCATTTATTCATGGCTAACCCTTAATAAGTGAGTTAATTGTATCAATTGCCTTCAATACTGTATCAGATTGAGCCACATCAGCATTACCGTTAGCAACAGCGGCTTCCAGTTCCAATTTAATCTGCTTCAACGCTAATTCTGCTTCCTTAATTCGGATAGTGGCAGCATCATTCTGTGCCTTCATCGTCATTTCAGCCGACTTGCGAGTGATCTCCAATTGCATCTGCTCGCGGTCTAGTTGCACCCTGGCAGCGTCAGTCTGTGCGCGGAGTTGATTCTTCTCGCGTTCAACCTGTGCCAGCAGTTGTGCAGCCTCGGTATTCGGATCAGGTTGCTGTTGAGAGGCTTGTTGCTCCAGCATCGCGTCTGTCTCTGGAGTGACTGGCTTAAAGTAAGAGTCCACATCCTTAATACCAGCGGCCTCGACCATCTTCGACAGCGTATTGCGGTACTGGGAAACAGATACCAGCGGGTTAGCAGGCCCGAAACCCTTGAGGATTTCTTCTTGCTTTGCCAGAACCATCTGCAACATGGCAAGTTGTTCGTTGCGATTTCCATTACCAAGCCCGACGTTGATAGTTACGTCATACGAGTTCTTCCAGGTACGCGGGTCATAAGGTACATATTTGCCTTTAAGACGCAGAATGCGGGGCTTATCAGAGTATTTGGATGATAGGTATAGGATGCCCTTGAAGAGGCTCTTAACGCCCGTCTCAGCGAATGTACGAGCGATTAGTTCTAGCTTGCCTTGCGCCTGAGTAGTCATCGCGGCTACAGCAGTAGCAGTGACGTTTTGCAGGATGTCAGGATTAAGCCCTTGCTGTGCGTCAGATACGCCAGTGCGCTTTGCCTGTACTCCGTCGATGTACTCCATCATCGGGAACGTCTGGCTAGCAATAGACTGGACACCCAGCGATTGCACAGCACCAGCACTCTTAACGCGTACAACACCACCAGGCGTAGTGGTCAGCAGATCGTCAAGATTAACCTGACCGTCGATAGCAACCATACGGTTGTTGTTCGTCAGATAGAGGTTGTCCAGCATCTGGCGAGTCAGCGTGGTCTTGATGAGTTGCAGGTCGGTAGCGCGATCAGCAAGCGATTGACCATAGAACTTGTGCGGAATCGGCAGCGGGCAAATTGAGTGGAACGGAACGAAGTCACACTCTTCCTTGCTCAGGATTTCGTTGCCAGCGTAGAAAATCTTGTAGCGATGGGTAAGGCCAATATCGGACTCTTCTTCCATTGCAGATTCGTCTTCTACGTCTTGCACGTAAAACTCTTGATAGTCTTCCTCGGCATACTTTTCACCCGTGACCACATAGCACTCGAATACCTCGACTTCCTGCATATCGAAGTCAAGCGACTGCATATCGTGCGGCTGCTCACCCTGCGAGAATCGCGCTACACGCTCAGGCGTAAAAGAGAGAGCATCATTGCTAGGTAGCCCACTAACAATGTCTCTGTCGAAA